CCTCGGGGGAGTAGCGCCTACTTTTTGGGCGCATATTCACCGAGTATGTCCGATGTACACGTGCCTGTCGTCTTACATTGTGGTGCTTTACACTCATCATTTTCCCAATTCTTAAACTCTTGGCATGGGTATCTAATCCAACCTTGATAACCGCAGCCCGATAGGAGCAGTGAAAAGATCAGCGCCCCTATCAGGCGGCGCATTACTCCTTGCCTACGCCAAATTCTTTGGCCTTTGGATCTAGCGCTTTTAATACCGGGCCGAGCAAGGCAGCTATAAAAGCATTACCCAGGGTGCGTGGATCGGTTACACCTGCCATGTATAGGGCTGCAACAGCTGCTACAGCTGCGCGGCCATAACTTAGCGCGATGGCTTTTAGTTGGTCTTTCATTTTTATCTCCTAAGCGCCCTTAGTTGACTTGACTTAGCACGTACAACGTTGCCGTGCCTGCGGTAGTAATTGCATATAAAGCTTCATTGTCGCCTACTAGCAGCGATAGTTTATCGCCGTTATCTAGCTTGTAGCCATTGGCTGTGGTCAAATCTGACCCGCCTATGTAAAGCGTGCCACTGGCACTATGTAGGTAGGCAGACTGGTCGCCTCGATTAGCGGCTAAAACTATGGATGCAGTAGTAGTTACTGTAAAGACGGCCGACTTTGGCATTGTTTTCTCCCTAGTGCCCTTAGTTAATTAGCCCAATTATAACTTACATCTAGCGTGGTTCCAGGTAAGGATGACCAACACGGCTATCAACCACGCGGCCACCCATTTCATTCTATTGGCTCGTCAGGTATGTCGATTTCTTCAACGATATTGTTATTTGGCTTAGTCTCATCATGACCGCCTAAGCCGTAGGTAATTATCTTGCTCATTAGACCGCCCTTATCCATGTATAAGGAACTAAAACGGCTGTAGATAAAGAAGTAGCATTAGCAAAACTTCCAGTCACGCTGCTTTGAATAAATCCACATATTTCACTTGAACCTGGCGCCGCCGCTCCAGAAATAAAATCATTCATTACTGAGGTTGAGCCGTTTCCATTCCCAATGTAAGAAGGAGTTGTCGGCGCTGTTCCTTGTTGACAAAACGCCAACCAATAAATACCAGATGTCAAAGATTGAGAAATTAATTTCATAATTGGTTGTTGCGGCTGAGCAGGTAACTGTCCCAGCGTCTAAAATTAAAGTTGACGGAATACCATTTGTGTCGCTGTAAATCCCTAATCTGACCGTTGATGTTCCTACAAAGGCTGATGTTCTTAATGCTAATCTGTCAAAAGATGTTGTTTGTGAAACAAAAATTGGCGTGTAGTAGGCACGATTATTAACTGCCGTTGTGCTTATTAAAGCATTAACTGGAGTTCTATAATAAACTCCTGTGTATTTTGAAACGTAAGGTTTAATTATTGCATTATCATAAGCAGTTTTTACCGCATTAGGGGTAGCCGCAGTAGTCGTTGAAGTTGAGGCTACTGAGTCGGTTAATTGCAGCGCACCAGCAGCAGAGGTAGTACCTGCTGAGATTGAAAGATTGGCAGCTGATGAAGTGCCAGCATTGGTAAGCGGAGCATTGACTGTAACTACGCCAGATGAACCTTGAGCGCCAGTTGCACCAGTGTCACCTTTAGGGCCAGTAGCTCCAGTATCACCTTTATCGCCTTTTGCACCCTGCGCTCCAGTCGCACCCGTAGCACCTGTTGCCCCAGTAGGACCTGCAGGGCCTTGTGGTCCACCGGATGCAGTAGTTATTGAGTTAGTTACTTCGCTAACTACTACATTGTTTTCATCAGGTTGAATTACAATAATGTCAGACACGTGTTACCTCAGCACTTACTGTCAAAGTACCCTGAATTAATCGAGTAATAACGCCACCGCTAGAAACTATCTCTAAATCATAAACATAGTTTTGAGCAGTCAAAGCAGCTGTCTGCACGGCAGTAGCGCGGATGGCGATAGTGCCAGTTGCCCCGGTAATTGTTATACCTGATCCAGTGGACAGGGTAAGGGCAGCCGTTGCGCTATTAACTGTTAGGCGCAGCTGCATGTTGGCTGTGTACCCAGTTAAGTTAATCGCTGTGCCAGCCGAGTTTTGATAGACCAGTGTTAAGTACCAGTCTGATCCCTGATCGATGGTCGAGTTATATACGCTAGCCATTGGCTTCTCCTAGTTTTTGGGTCATAGCAAAAGCTTTGATCCGATCCACGTTTATTTCGAAATGCATTTCATCCTTGCGGCCGCGGTAATCCCCGCCCCATGTCAGGCCGTATTTTTTAGCGAGCGCCTGGATCATCGGCACTTTAGCTAGTGGGAAAGTCCCCGCCTTCCCTAGCGGATGCTTGCTCGCGTTTAGATCAATGGCTGTGCCTGAGCTGTGGTTACTGAGTTTGTCAGTAGTGCCACGTACCATGCGGTAGCAGTAGCCCCAGTCATCTAGGCCGCCTTCATCGATCGGCTCAATCAGCTCATGAAATTGCGCCGCAAATTCTGCCAGTAATAATCCGCATCCTTCGGCAGCTCTAATTTTTATATTAGTGCCGCGTATTGGGTAAGACTTTATGCCGATCTCGGCAGGGTCTTTACTGGCAGGCCAGCCGTTATAACTTGTAAGGCTCATCCCAGTAGTAGAGCCGCTTCATCAGCGGTAATGCCAAGTTTAGTAAGCAAGGCTGCTTTGGCCTCAGCCTTAGCTAAAATAGCCTTTTGGCGTTCGGTTTCCGCTTTTTCTTTTATCTGATGTTTAGCGAATTCGTCATCGTTCATTTCGCGGATGTCATCATCGATCTGTATTAGTGGGCGCATGGTTTTCATCCTTAACTGTTCGCGTATCCGTAGACTCTAATTGTGCCGCCTGTAATAGTGCCGGTATTTGGCGTAAGTGTGAATGCTGTGTGTTGTGTAGTTGATGTTTCGCTGCCAAAGTATTGAGTCATGCCACCAGTTCCAGTTCTACTGCCAAATGGATAAATCATTGTTGCCTTTGCTAGATTAGGATTTTGTAAAATTATTTGACCAGATAAATTGCTAGTATCGCCCATGACAGCAAAGCCAAAACTTGCAGTGTTGTTCTGGTTATCGCCAGTTATGGTCGCAGAACTTGCACTACCATAAAAACCAAAACCATAATAACCTGTTGTTATAGCCCCGAGTTGCAGAGCTAAACTGTTAGTTGTAGAGGCTACGCCGCCATTAACTGTTATTAAATAATTTTCATAGGTGGCAGAAAATGCACTTGAAACTGTGACCGATGAAACTGTTGTACCAATAGTTGTGGCAGATATTAAGGTCAATCCCGATGCAGTACCCGCAGTTTGCGTGTATTCACTAAATATAGCCGCGCTAGTGCTTAAGAAATATAGTTGCCCTGTTTCATATTGGCTTAGTGCAAGCGATCCTGCAGTGCTAACTGTCGCAGTGCCAGCGGTCACGGTGCAAACACCTGCGCCTTGATTGACTATTAATACCGTATCACCGGCGGCAAATAGTGCGGTGTTAACCGTAATGGTTGTACTTGATGCTGAGTTCATTATTATTGTAGTACCCGCATCGGCAGCTACTAGCGTATAGCTGGCAGTTTTAGCCGTAGCAGAACCGCCGCCCATCGCAGTCTGTTGCAGGCTTGTCATTTGAGCAGCCGTTAAGACTTGCCCTGTGGTAAACGTTTGTTTAGCCATTTATTTCTCCTTAATAACTCATGCTGCTAGTGTCTAAAATTCCGTACTGCGATGAGTCCAGGATGAACGCATCAATAATAGGCTCTAATGTCGTAAAGTTTACGCGCCATTTATTAGGGGTAATCGTCATGCCCACGCCAAAAATTTGTAAGGTTTTTTCTAGCGTTGTATTACCTGGCTGGCTAGTAATAATGGTTATTGGGTCAAAAAAATCTAGGCTAAGGGCTGCGACTATTCCGGTGTTGTAGTTTTCTGTGTATAGATCTAGCACGATCCCATCGCATCTAACGCTTGTTTCGGCACGGCTGGCAACGTAGGCCTGCCCATACTGCAAAGCCACTGCATCGGTCTGCATTAGTAAATCGGTTTGGGTGTAGCTGTGCAGAAAATACTTATCGATACTTGGCTGGTTGATTGTGGTTTGAGTAGTGCCACCGCTGCGGGTTATGTTTGCCTGGTTATAAATCAGCACGTCATTGAGCACCCAGGCTGCATCAAAGTAAAGGATGCCAGGGGTTGCGTTATCGCTAAAGACTGTTGGTGTTGCCCCAATACTTGATGAGGTAACAGCCCGATCCTGAAATACAAATGAGCCTGTGGCATCGACATAGAAAGCCCCATACTCGGACGTGGCAACGGTTTGGCAGGCAGCTAGTGCAGTGCGAGCTGTGCCTGGATCGGCCTGCATTGTGGTCTGCCCTGCATCTATATCGCGCATTGTGGCAGGCCATGAGATCGCATCCAGTAAATTGTTGATCCGAGCACCGCTTAACTGGCCTGCGCTAGTACCTGACACTGTGCTGATCTGTGCGTTTTGTGCCATTCTAAAGGCATCAACTGCGGTAATGGTCGTATAGGTAACGTTGTCATTACTTTCCTGCGGGGTAATCGTCTGATAGCCAGTAATGAACCCACTAAATACCGGGTAAATGATGCCGTCATAGGTGGCAGTAATTTGTAGTTTACGCATTGGGTCAAGCAAGCCGTAGTAAGGCCCTGCCGCGTTCATTGGGTTAAAGTCACCGTTTTGATCCACGATCCGCATCGAGCATGTACCAGTTTGGAATTGATCCGCTTCGGCGTTACGCCCGCGGCGGGTAGTTATGCCGTTCACCTGGTCAGATACGTCAACGATCAGGGCAGCGTTATCTGCCAAGATGTTTGTGCCGAGAATTCCTTGATTTAAAATAAACGCCTGAGCAAAACTTGGGCCAGTTCCAAAATTTATGAAAGCGTTGACGGTAGGAACTGTCATTACAAAGCCCCTGCAAACGTAGTGCTATCGCCATAGCGGTTGAGTTTTTGCAGGGCACGCTGCATAGCCTCGGTTAAGGCTTC